ACAAAATGAATATGCTCGAAACGATAAATTATTCGAAAGATTCTCTATATGTGTTGAAAGTGCGGTAAAAGAACTCATACCTGTTCAGCAAATATTACAAACCTATATGTCACAATCACAAGAAGGTCAAGACCTTGATTTAGGAGACGCGGAGATAGCTGATTCGGAAGATCCAGAGCTTATAGAAGACGGTGGGGAAGAAGTTACACAAGACCCATTTAATCCGGAATTAAATGAAGAACCTTCTATGGGTGAAGAACCTTCTATGGAAGGAGAACCTTCTATGGGAGGAGAACCTTCTATGGAGGAAGAACCTTCTATGGAGGAAGAACCTTCTATGGGAGGAGAACCTACAAACTCTTTCATGAACAACGAATTCAAAACTATAAGTACGACTCCACAGACACGACAGGGTATGGCTAGTGAACATGGCGAATCTGACGATGTATTTTTTCCAGACGCTGCCGAAACTCGTCAAAAAAACATCATGTATAAGTAAATGGAGTTTGAAGATTATTTAAGAGATCCAGCTTGGGCAGGATTAATTGCTGGATGTATAACTGCAGGCTATATACACTTCAAATCAAAACTTAACAATGAAGGTAAACTCGAGATGAGCTCATATACAAAACCATCCGCACTTGTTGCAATTTTAGTATATGTTATAGTTTCAAACGGATTGGGTAAAAAAGAAAATATCAGTTCAGAACCGTTTTAGTTTATAAACTTAAAGATATTATTAGTATTATGTATATAATATACAACAATGACATCAGTTTCCGCATTTAATGAAATGATGGGTCAATTTCTTACTGAATTGCACAGGACGTTTCCAGAAGAAAAAGGATTGAAAAAGTGTTTATCGGCATTTGATTTAATGAAAGAAACGAACCCGAGATTAGTAGTAGACGGTTTCATGTCAGGTGTAACACCATATGCAGATAAAATTTCAAAGAAAGACGAATCTTTTTTTATAAAAGAGTCTAAGAATTTAGATTTCATGAAAGGTGTTAATTTAGAAAAACATTGGGGTTCGTGTTCAGAGAATACAAAAAACGCTATCTGGCAGTACGTACAAACGCTTTACATGTTAGGTACGACAATTAAATCAATTCCAGAAGACACATTATCCATGATTGAAAGTGTGGCAAAGGAGTGTGCCGATAAAATGGGTTCAGAAAATGAAAGTGGTTTAGATGAAGCAGCTCTTATGAAAACCATGCAGGGTATGTTAGGTGGCATGTTAGGTGGTAAAAAATAAACTCACTATATATAAATGACTTCTTGGTTCGAAGATCCAAAACAACTCATTCGAACAGACAAGGTATTAGAATTCTGGCCTTCACAAACACTTACTCCAGAAGAGCGTGTTAATGCCACAGCGAGATTTATTATTTATGCAACCTGTATTATATATCTTATAAATCGTGATATACGTATATTTGTATTAGGAGGAACTGCACTAGGTGTTTTATATATAATGGAAAAATCTGATATGATACAATTAGGATTGGCGAAAACAGCACACGAACGACCACCACGACCATGTACTAAACCGACTCAGGACAACCCAATGGGTAATGTTTTGATGACAGATTTTGTTGATAGGCCAGACAGACCAAGTGCCTGTTATTACCCAACAGTTAAAAAATCGTATAACAATTACGCTACAAAAGGTATAGAATATGGACCATCTAGATCTAGGTCATCTTTACCAGAATACCAAAGAAATGCATGTTCTAGACAATTTGTAAGTACAGCCAATTCTTCTTTAGGAAATGACCCATATTACCAATTTATACATGGCGAACAGGGACAAAAAACTTGTAGACAAGACCCACGATTATGTGATCCAAACGCGAGAGGTGTTCAACTCGAAGCTTTTGCAGGATTAGATCCAAATGGGGATAAGAGAAGTGGTATGCATAGAGGTTCAGGATTAGCAGCTGGTCATTCTTCTTAATTTCGTATTTTAAATATATTTAGTCGATACTCGATTTTCTTAAACAAAATGTTTTGTAATAGTAAATGGCGTACCAACTCCAACCTGGAATTAAATTAGTCACGGATAATGCTGTCCCAACAGTTTGTGCAAACGAAGAAGTTTTTATGTATCCTCAGCCCAGTGCATTAAACTACGTATCATCGAGACCAAATACTATGTTATATGGTACTGCGCCATATATGGCGGGTAAAGGATCTCCAGCTGAATATATTGAAACGAGTGACGCTCTTCGTCCCCAATCTACTTCACGATTTAATAAAGTTTTGGCGAGAACATACGAACAAAATTTACACCCACTCCAAAATGTAGCCTGTAAACTCCCACTCGTAACCCAAAGTTACGAACCATCCAGTACACGAGCCGAACTTCAAAATGGTTTGTTTCAGCAAAGATACCTTAATAAAAATGTCAGTAAGAAATAAGAATGGCTGATCCAATATCTATAATGGCTATAGCAGGACTTGTCTACGCTGGTCGTAAATTAAGTAAACCAACTGAAACATATATATCAGAAGGTGCTCCTATAGAAGAGGAAAACACAAATTTTAATGATAGAGATATTACTATAAACGATACGTATTTAGGTGAAGCGTCACCTTTGATCGAACAAACAAATTTTCATAAACAAGAAGTTGGCTCCTTCGGTGATATTGCCTCAACACAAAGATCTTCCGGGGGTGAAGTTTTGGAAATGAGAGATAGGTTCATGTATGACGGTGGTAGAATGAATAACTTATCACCAATAGAACGTCAGAATGTTGGTCCAGGTTTGGGTGTTGACCCGAATGTCCCGTCAGTTGGTGGTCATCAACAACTTTTCCGTGTGAATCCTATAAATGTAGGTGCTTATAAATTAACTACTTTACCAGGGAGAAGTGGTCCTGCATTTGATAGTGGAGGTGGACGTAGAGGAATTGCCGGCGAACTTGCTAATAATAGACCTGAAAAAACTTCATTTTTACCAGAACGTCTTCCAAACGTTGGTGGACGTTCACAAGGGTTTTCGGGATTAACACCAAGAGGCGAACATGAAAAAACTAAAAGAACAACAAATCGTTCTGAAACCGGACTTAGAACTGATACTCTTTCTACGGCAGCACCAAAGAGAATCGTTTCCGCTTTAACACGTGCAGCAGAACCAACACGTAACAAGAAGGATGGTAATATAGAAGCGTATCAGTACGCAAATATGCCATCACCAAATATCAATAAATATTCACACGGGTACTTAAATTCTCCATCTTCAAAGATAGGCGAAAGTCGAGTTTACGGCGATGCTTATGCAGTCGAGGAACTTAATAAGTTTGGATTGAGACCAACAGATAGAAGAGGTAAAGCTGGTCGAACTGCGGGTGCTGGTCGAATGAATGTTCGTGCCGACCCACTAAACCAGGGTGGTATGTTAACAGGTGTTCGTTCAGACACGTCCCGTATTGATGGTCGAGTAAATTCTGCAAACGGTGCTTGGACACAAAATTATAGACATAACGATTATTACCAATTTAATGCATACAAAGGTAACGAAAATCCAAATTCGTCTCAAAGTGGTTTAGATATAGCTAAAAACCAACTTTCTAGAAACCCATTGGCACATAGTTTTTCTTAAACGTATAATAAAATAAGTAATTCACTCATTAAAATAATACTCCTATATTTTAATGAGGGTACATACCTTAGACATAGATAGTGGAGAAAGAGATCCCGTTTCTTATTCAAATCCTGCAGACTATGTTGTTAAATTAAGAACACCTGTTTATGAAGTCACGAAAATTTCATTAATATCAGCACGTATTCATAACAGTCAGTTTCTCATACATTCTCGAAATAATCAAATGGAAGTGTTAACAATTGGTGGGGGTGGGGGTACTCAGACTGTAACTATACCCGTTGGAAATTATAGCGGTCAAGCACTTGCTGACGCTATAAAACTGAATTGTACAGTTATAACTGGTGCGACTTTTGATAAAGATACAAATGCAATAACGTTTACATGTAACTCAGGTGATTTTACATTCAAATTCTATTCGGGTAAGAATGGGTATAATACAAACGTTACAGGGTATACTACACCACATGATATACTTGGTTTACCAGCATCTGATATTTCATCGAGTAGTTCTTCGTTGACGACTGGTAGTATTAATTTACAGGGTGCAGACGCAATAATTGTAAAACTGAGTAGTGGATCCGATGAATTTAATAAGACTGTATTTTCGGATACACCTTTTTATACTGGACGAATACTCATGTGTGGAGACGTAATTAACTATTCTGGTGTAGACGACGCTGTCGAACATAATTTTGATAGTGGGGTACAAAAAACAATATCAAGTTTACGTGTTCAATTTTATTATAGTAGTAATAATCGTCTCATACCTTACGATTTTAGAAATGCGAATCATATACTAAAATTAGCAGTAACATGTTCTACAGATAAAATGGAAAATATACCTAGATCTAAACGAGGGGAGAGTTTACCTACACCTATGGAAATCCCCTATGAATTTAGAGAGGATGTACATAACTGGGATGCTTTTATACCTATATTTATGGTAGTCGCAGCAGGTTTATTTTTACTTTTAATTATAAAGAAACCTAAACGATTTGAACTTACTTAGTAACAGCGAACACCGGTTGCGCTGGCTTGTTAACCTTGGAAGACACTCTGGAAGTGACCATAAAGACAAAGATGGACAAGAGAGTGGTGAACAACGCGGTAAGCGTGTAGTTCATACCACCGTTCTTGTTAACCTTGATAACTTGGTTAACCAACCACCTAACCAAGTCAACCCAAGACAAGGCGGCGGCGAAGGAAAATCCAGCGACGATAGCATTGAGAGATTGCGACTCGAGTTCCGAGGCGACGAGCGTGATAGTTTCTTTGGCAGCAGACATTTTTTTATACTATAAATGTAGATTTTATTCTGGGAGGAAATTTTCGTCGAATAAAATTTTCTTATATTTTTTCGTATTTTTAAAGTACCCTTTCATATTTTTAATAGGTTTTTCCTTAGAGGAAGAATACCCTGACGATTCAGATTCTGTTTCAGACTCATTCTCGGTTTCGGTTTCAGTTTCTGAATCAGAGTCAGAGTCTTTATCCGAACTATCATCACAATTTGATATTTTAAAATATCTAATATCCTTGTCCCAACCTTCTAAATTAGATGTCTCCATTACTATCTATAGCATTTTTTAACATATGTTCTGTTGGGTTTTTCGGCACCCATGTACCCCAATTATCGTAGGCATTATTCATTTTAACGAATTTGTATTCTCGACCAGAATACCGTTCGAATTCGATGTCCTCTTCGTCTACTATATCCAATTCTTCTTCTTCACTATCTGAATCATCGTAAATTTCTGGGAAATGTGAACCCGTTTTCTTACCAACTTCATTCATGGCACAATATTTCATAGCGTATTCCATATCTTTACCGAGTATAGTATCACGACCACATGCTTTTGCGTATTCGGCCGCAAAAACAATGGCCTGTTCCATGACGGGTTGTATAACATCTATAGCTGTTTGTTGAAACTGTTCAACGAGTTGTGTTGTAGCATCTTTTTCTGATTGATTCATTGTATTAAAATAACGTTTGAGCAATACCGTTCTCCACTCGGAGTATATTATAACTATGCGCCAAAACTCTAAGTTCTCTTTGTGCTAAATTATCAGGTATTACTTTAAGTTTTAATATCTGATCTTTAACCATACTGAAATTTTTCTGACCTGTCGGATACCATCGTTCAGGTTCGAGTGCAAAACTATAAGAATAATACCTCCTAAAAAGTTGTGTCCGTGAATGGTGTATACCACTTTGTACAGAGCGTAAATTTATAACATTACCCGTTTCTTCATTTAAAATTTCTGAATCATCTAGAGACATTTTTAATGATTTGAGGTGTTCATAATTAACATATTCACCGTTATACGTTTTAAAATCCGAATCGTAATCGAAATTAGTAACAAAATGATTACCAGGTACCTTTCTAAGTCTTTGAATTATAAAAAATAACTCTTTTACAGGATTTTTAAAATTAAGGTTATGTTTAACATCGACTATAGAATCTATATTGGGATCTTGTGGTATTATATGTTTACTTTCCTGAATTTGTGTAATTATATAGTCTATTTTTTCAGATTTAATTTTTTTCTTTTCAATATTTGTTAATGATATCATTTCGGTAGTTATTTTCATGTTTTTAATGAGACCCTTTGTTGATACATTATTTGCTAAGTAACGAACATTATCATCATCAGCTGGACTGGTAGAATCATGCCCAAATATACAATCACCACGTTTTCTAAGTTTAATAACAATTTCAATTTCCTGTTTATCTATTGCACAAATGGGAATAGCGAGTTCGGGGTTATTGTAGAAATAAAAGGGTATATCAACGAAAAATTTTTGTTTTTGTGTTGCAAAACCTAAATATCCAGAAATTTCATGATTACATACAGGTGTACCTGAAAGTTCTTTGTCCTTTTTTCCAATAAGTTTAGATAAATTTTTCTGTTTCGTTTGTGTTACATAATTATCAGAATAAATAGCTAAAAAATCACTTGGTATTCTTTGAATTGTTTTACCACCGATTAGTATTTCGGCATACTCTATAATAGCATGTCCTATAGACTCCACATACCCAATACCTAATATACCATCACCACTTAGTAAGTTTTGTTGTATTTCCGATAATTCAAATTTTAAACTCACTGTTTTTAAAAGGTCACCTTGATCTTGGGGTATGGTACACCTTATAATATTATCAAATTCAATCTCACCTTCAACGTCTAAATCAACAAAGAACGGTGCAAAATTAGAATGTTTTTGAAAATTTTTTATGAAATAGGTATATTCTGGATCATCCGTGAAAAAAGCGTCCTGTGGACCAGATGTTTCTAATTGAACACGACCAGCCATTACTAGTATAACTGACTAAAATTTTAAACCTCCGAGACCGCTTTCGACGTGCAAAACATTATAGTTAACTGCATACACGTAAACTTTGTGTCCAAAACTTGAATCTGGACTATCGAGTTCTATTTCTATTAAATTATGTGCAATTCTACTCATATTAACTTGTCCTGTTGGATAGTATGTTTCTGGTTTTAGTGAAAAACTATACACACCGAAGTTATTTTCTGTAGTTCCTGTGTAATATTTTAGAGGTTGTTCATAGCTTAGCATTAAATTATCGGCGTCTATTATCGTATTATTATTAAATTTCATTATAACATTTTTAATCGGGTTATATTTAAATACATCATCACTTATAGCCACAAAAAACATTTCTTTCACGGGGTTTTTAAAGTTAAGCATACCAGACTTTTTCGTTTCCCCGGGTTTCATTTTGAACTGGGACAGTTGAATTTGTGTTATAACATATTCGATTGGGCGTGATAATAAGAAATTTTTTTCGTTTTCGGTTATATAAACGAAATCCGTTATTAATGAAACTTTTTTGAGTGAAGATGATACATCTGAAGGTGTATCTTCTATATCACCAGATGAAGTAGTGTACGTTACACTTATATCTTTCAGCTTTTTAAACTTTATTTCAACCTCGACGAGTTGTTTTGTTATAGCACACACGGGTAAAGCTAAACTCGGGTGTCTAAAAAAATAGAATGGTAACATTACACTATAATCCCAATCGTAAGAAACAGATATATAATCACCGTGACCAGATAAAAAATAAAGAGTTTGGTCGGTATCATCGTGATTGTTATGTATCTGGTTATACATGTATATATAATCACCAGTTATACGTTCAATTGTTTGACCACCTATACGTAAGTCTGCGTATTCTATTATCTGCGCACCTACAGATTCCCGGTACCGAAGACTTTTCACGTTTATCTGACCACCCATATTAGGGTGATTGTGACAGTAATAGTATAAAGTTGATGGTGCACCCACTGGTACGACGAATGTAACAGTGCCATTTTCTGTTCCATCACCAGTCACACCCGTATCATACACAGAACCACCATTACGGGTTCCATTAATCGTTTCAGATAGATAAAATGGATGCCCACCCGCGTTCACATTAAAAGTATATGTGGTA